ATCTTTTTTAAATGATGCAGATTTAGATGGTAGATCATTTGATACTGTTATGAGAGAAGTTCAAATGAATGCAAGTATTTATGGTAACTGTTGGGTAGTAGTTGATAAACCACAAACAAATTTAAAAACAAGAGCAGAAGAATTATCACAAGACATTAGACCATACATGTCAATTTATACTCCAGAGAATGTTGTTAATTGGAATTATAGAAGAGCATCTAGTGGAAGATTTTATTTAGATTATTTAGTGATCGTAGAAGATATAAACCAAGATAGAGCAATCATAAAAGTTTTTACAGAAGAAAATATCGCAACTTACGAAATACAAGATTATGAAAAAGAATATGCAGAAGGCGAAGCAATATTGATTGAAGACATACCTAATCCTATTGGCAAGATTCCAGCAGTTAATGTTTATAATTTAAGAGGTGCTAAACGTCCTATTGGTATAAGTGATTTGGCAGATGTTGCATATTTACAACAGTCTATTTACAATGATTACTCTGAAAAAGAACAATTAATAAGATTAGCAAATCACCCAAGTTTAGTTAAAACACCAAACGTAGAAGCAAGTGCTGGTGCTGGTAGTGTTATTGAAATGCCAGAAGATATTGAACCAGCATTAAAACCTTACATCATACAACCAAGTGGACAAAATTTAGATGGTATTATGAAATGTATTCAAAATAAAATTGATGCCATTGATAGGATTACTCACATGGGTTCTGTAAGAGCAACAACAGGACAGATAGCAAGTGGTATTGCTCTGCAAACAGAGTTTCAATTGTTGAATGCAAGATTATCTGAAAAAGCAGATTATTTAGAAAATGCAGAAGAACATATTTGGTCGTTGTTTGCTATGTGGCAAGATAAAGATTGGGATGGTAAAGTTGATTACCCTGATACCTTTGATATTAGAGATTGGGCAAATGATTTACAATATTTACAAATGGCTAAAGCAAGTGGCATAAGATCAGAAACTTTTAACAAAGAACTTGATAAACAAATTGCTGAAGCAGTAATAGATGATAACGAACTTATTAAAACAATCAATGATGAGATTGATAGCACCAGAACTACTAGAGGTCAATTTACAACAACTGAAGTTGAAGGACAAACACCGAATGGCGAAACGGAAGAAACGAGTTAAAAAAGATAAAAAAACTAAAATACCATCAAAGTATTTAGAGGGATTATCTGGATCAAAAAGAAAATCAAGAGCATCGTTGTTAACAAGGATGTCATCAATTTATAAAAGTGGTGGTCGTATTCCAATGAGTTTATTAAAACGTAGGACAAAAATATAATGGCTAGAAAATTTAGAAAAGCATTATCTGCTAGTGTTGTAAGGACTTTAAAAGCTAAAGCAAAAAAATCAAAACTTTTTAATTTTGCTGATTTAAAAGCATCGTATCGTAGAGGGCAAGGTGCATTTTTAAGCAGTGGCTCTAGACCACGTATCGGTATGGCTCAATGGTCGATGGCACGTGTTAACAAGTTAATCAGCAGAGGAAGATCAGGAACCTTTGATAAAGATATTATTTTAAGAGCATCAAAACGTAAAAGAAGAAGAAAATAATGGCAAAATACCAAGGTAAATCTGTAAGACTTGGCAAACCTTTTCGTACTCCTGGACAATCTAGAAAATTTGCGGTGTACGTTAGAGATAGAAAAACTCGTAATGTAAAAAAAGTTAGATTCGGCGATCCGGGAATGAAAATTAAATCTAACATACCAGCAAGGAAACGTAGCTTCATGGCTCGTATGGGTGGAGTATTAAGAAAAGTAAAAGGGCAAAAGAGTTTGAGTCCTGCGTATTGGAGTTTATATGCTTGGCGAAATAGTATTAAATGAGCCGAATATTAGATCAATTAGCTGATCAACATGAAGAACGAATAATCAACACACTATATCGTTTAGAAGATGATATCATACGTCAAGTTACACAAGCAACTAAAGGCGATTTAGATGTAGATACAAGATTAGCAATACAGCTACAACCACAGCTACGAGCAACAATAGAAAACACTTTTTTAGAAGAAGCTGATTTAATTATAAACGAAGAATATAATAAAATTGCCAAAGAAGTATTGGATACGTTTGGAGAAATGCCTATACCTGATAGATTTAAAAATTTAACACAAGTTGATTTAGCTACGATTAACTCATTGAAAACACAAGTATTTCAAGGTTTTGAAGATATTGCGGAAAGATTTTTAAAAGTTATTAATGACGAAGTATATCAAAGCATCATAGCTGGGCGACCTTTTGATGATATGGTTGCTAATATAAGAGCACACATAAATGGTGTTTATCAAAAGTCAAATATAAGTGAAATCAATAATCTTGTTGATTTTATTAATGAAAATAAATTTAATGCAAAAATGAAAGTTGAAGTAGAAGAAGCAATTAGAAAACTACACACGCAGTATGCGGCTGATAGATCAGGAAACAATTTAAGAAGATATGCTGGACAAATAGCACATGATTCAGTTATGCAGTTTCATGGACAATTTACAGTTAAAAAGGCAAAAGATAGTGGACTTAATCATTTTAGATATACAGGCACTCTTGTTCGTGACTCTAGACCTTTTTGTAGAAATATGGTAAATAAAACCTTTACCGAAACAGAAGTTCGGGATATTTGGAACTCGAGATCGTGGGCTGGTAAATCTACAGGCGATCCGTTTATAGTTCGTGGTGGATACAGATGCCGACATACTTGGATTCCGACTAACCCAGAATGGAACATATAACAGGGAGAAATAAATGGCAGAAGAAAACCAAGTAGAACAAACTACGCAACCAGATGTTTCACGTGAAACAACTGAAACTAAAACAGAAGAAGTAAAAGAAGTTAATAATAATACTTTTTCTGAAGATGACGTAAATAATATCGTTAAGCAAAGACTAGCAAAAGAAAGAGCATCAATTTATAAAAAATTAGATGTTGATGATTTAGAAACAGCTATTAATGCAGTGAAACAAAGCCGAGAAGCAGAAGAAAAAGAAAAAATAAAAAAGGGCGAGTTTGAACAAATACTCAAAGAAAAATCAGAAGAGTATGGAAAAAAAATAAGTGGTCTTGAAAGTGAACTTAAAGATATAAAAATAAATCGTGCTTTACTTCAATCAGCTTCAAAAAATCGTGCTATCAATCCAGATCAAGTTGTTTCATTGTTACAAACAAACATGAGATTAAATGATACAGGCAATGTTGAAATCCTTGATAAAAATGGTATAACACGATATAACAACAAGGGGGAACTCTTAACTACTGACGAGTTAGTTTCTGAGTTTTTGACACAAAACCCTCACTTTGTTACTGCCTCGCCAAGTGGTAGTGGCTCAGTGTCAAATGTGGATAGGACAGAGCTCAATAAACCTTTTAATTTGAGTGATTTAAATATGAATAACAAAGAGGATAGGGAAAAGTATGCTAAATACAGAGCAGAAAGAAACTCAAAACCTACTGTTATTCAAAATAAACAATAACCATTAAAGGAGTAAAAGATGGCTAATGAAACAACAAGTAGTACGATATCGGAACTATATACTGAAATCGTAGCAGAGGCTTTGTTCGTAGCTCAAGAGCAAAGTGTCATGAGAGGTCTTGTCCGTAATTATACTATCGCTGGTGGTGGTAAGTCAGTAGAAGTACCGATTTATTCAACAGTATCAGCAGCAGCAGTAAACGAGGCAACTGATCTTTCAAATACAGCAGTCAATCCTTCTTCAGTTACTATTACAGCAAGTGAAGTCGGAATTATGACGACATTAACGGATTTAGCGAGGAATTCCGCATCAAGAAATGTTGCGGCTGACATCGGAAGATTATTCGGTGAGTCAATCGCTAAAAAAATAGACACTGACTTAACAGCATTGTTTGATGGCTTTTCAACAAGCATCGGTGGTGCTGGTCAAGAATTAACAGTCGATAAAATTTTCCAAGCAGTAGCTACATTAAGACAAGCTAATGTTCCGGGACCATATTTCGGTGTGTTAAATCCAAAAGTGGCTTACAATGTTAAAAAATCTTTGACTAATACTTTTGTTAATCCAAATCCAAATGATTTGACTAACGAAGCATTAAGAACAGGATACATTGGTAACATAGCTGGTGTACAAATATTTGAAACATCAAATGTTGATGGCACTACTGATACTGATAACTGTAAAGGTGCAATATTCTCAAGAGATGCTTTAGGTTTAGCAATGATGCAAGATCTAAAAATTGAATCTCAAAGAGATGCTTCTCTAAGAGCAGATGAAATTGTTGCAACTGCAGTATATGGTGTTGGCGAACTACACGACACTTATGGTGTAGAAATGTTAGCAGAGTCTGTAATAAACTAAACATAAGATTGTGGGGTGGTAATCCCACCCCATATCTGATATAAAAAATTATGACAATAGAAACAGTAAAACTTATAAATAGTAGTGGCAAAATAATCGAAAGAAAAAAATCAGATTATGAGTCAAACATTACTGCCTTAACAGATAGAGGTTGGAAACTTCATGATGGTAAAGTAGCTAAAAAAGTATCTAGTCCTGTTAAGCAAGTAAGCAAAACTATAAAAAAAGTAACGAAAAAAAAGAAAACTAAAAAATAATGTCTTCGACAGTCTTTAGTGTGCAAAATACACATTTGCAAAAGATTCAACCAGATATTTTAGGATTTGGTATAACTACGTTTGTCGATCAAATACAATTTGCTGAAAACGATGTATTAAGACGTATCCGAGAGGAATGGTGGGAAAGATATAGACACCAAGTTAGATACAAAGATATTACAAAAGTCACATCTGTTGAAATGGAAAACAGCAAACTTACTGCATCACAGTGGGAGTTATCTGTTGTTTATTTAGCATTATGGAAATACATATATCCTCAACTTACAAAATGGCGTGATCCTGATACAGGCGAAGGCAAAGATACTTTTCAAGTTCAAATAGATTTTTATAGGGACAGATACGAAGAAGAGTTCCAAGCTATACTTAGGGACGGGGTAGAATACGACGAAGATGGTGGGGGTACGGTATCTGATAGTGAAAAGGAACCATTGCATAGCTTACGATTGGTAAGGTAATGGAACTAAAAATAAAAGCTAACACATTACAAGTAAGAAATTTTTTAAAAGGCATAACTAGAAAACAATTATCTGCTACTCAAAAAAGTTTGAATAGAGTTTCAAACATGGCAGTATTAATGATCACTAAAAGAACTCAATCTGGTAGTTTGCCTGATGGTGGCAAAATGTTGCCGTATGCAAAATCTACAAAAAAAGCTAGAGAAGATAGAGGGCGACAAACAGGATTTGTAGATTTAACAGATTCAGGAAAAATGTTTAGAAGTTTAGATTTTAAACAAAGAGGAACTACGAATACATTATTTTTTTCAAATAAAGAAAGAGAAAAGATTGCGGCACAACATGATTTTTTTGGAGTAGGAAAAAGAAAAACAGTTAGACCTTTTTTTTCAATCGGTAATGATGAGGAAGAAAAATTAAAAAACGAGTTTGCAAAATTTTATTTTAGTGCGGTAGGATTATGAGTAAAAGGGAAAACATTGCTAACGATATAATTACAAAACTTGATGCAGTGACAAGTCCTATTGAGTTTAAAAAATTAACAAGAGAACCATTTGAAGTTGAGGAATTATCAGATGCACAGTTCCCAGCCGCATTTATACAATCTGGCGAAGAAACTAGAGAACCAGCTTCTATAGGTGCAACAGGCTCTGGAACTTATATGGGTACTATTGATTTTCTTATTGTAGCATTCGGTAAGGGTACAGATTCAAATATTGATACAGTAAGAAATCAAATTATTGAAGTTGTTGAAGAAACTCTCGATAATGATATAACAAGAAATGGAAATGCATTAGATACACAAATTATTTCTGCAAGTTCTGATGAGGGACAAATATACCCTTATGGTGGTGTAAGAATAACAGTGCGTGTGATGTATGAATTTACAAGGGGGACTGCATAATGGCAAAAGATGTAAATATGGTAAAAGGCGATAGCAAGATTACAGTTTCAGTTGATTTTGTTGATCACTATACTAAATTAGGTTATCGTGTTGAAGATGGCAAAAAAAATATTTCAGTTGCAAAGGAAACTGAAAAGATTATAAAAGAAATTAAAAAGACAAAGGAGTAAAATATGGCAACACATCATGGTAAAGACGCAGTAGTTCATGTTGGTGGAACTAATATTGGTAAAGCAACTGGATTTACTGTTGATACAACACACGACGTTGTAGAAGATACTGCATTAGGTAGTTCTATGAAATCGTATGTAGTTGGTAGAGGAACATTTACAGCATCTATTGATATGAATTTTGATGATGATGATACTGCTCAAGGTACATTAGTTCAAGGCTCTAGTTTAAGTTTTGAATTTATGCCAGAAGGCTCTGGATCAGGTGAACAAAAATTATCTGGTACAGGTATCGTTACAGGAATGTCAGTTGGTGTAACACTTGATGGAGTAACTACAAGAACTGTTACTGTTCAAGGCACAGGTGGTCTAACTATCGGCACAGTATAATTTTAATTTATGGCTGATGAAAAAATAGATTATTTTGAAGGTATTAGAGATCATTTTAATACACAAGAAACAAAAGTAATTGAAGTTCCTGAATGGGGTTTAGTCGGCGATAAAGCAATACACTGCAAACCTTTTAATATGTCTGAAAAGGCAAAGATATTTAAAGGTGCTACAACTACTGATTTGATAGTTTTGATAGATGTAATTATTGAAAAGGCATTAACAAAAGATGGAACTAAAATGTTTGATGCCTCTCATATTTTATCATTCAAAACAAAAGCAGATACAAATGTAATTGCTGACGTAGCAACAAAGATAATGGGATCACAAGATACCAATATCATTGAAGCAAAAAAAAACTAAAAAATAACGTAGAACTCCATAATATATTTGCTTTAGGCGAGAAACTGCACAAAACAGTTTCAGAAATCTTGCAAATGTCGGTCGTTGAGTTTAATATGTGGTTAGCATATTTTAATCTTCAAAATGAAGAACGAGATAGACAAGAACGAATTGCAAAGATGAAAAGATAAATGGCTACAAAAAAAGTAAATATAGATATTATCGCTAAAGATAAAACTCGTATGGCAATGCAAACTGCCACGAAGGGAGTTAACAATCTTAAAAATTCTGTATTTAATTTAAAAGTTGCTTTCGCTGCTTTAGGTGGTGGAATAGTTGCAAGATCATTTATTAATACTGCAAGAGATATTGAAAGATTACAAGTTAGACTAAAATTTTTATTTGGCACTGTTGATGAGGGTGCAAAAGCATTTGACGTTATGGCAAAATTTGCAAGTCGTGTGCCATTCTCACTAAATGAAATACAACAAGGTGCTGGAGTACTTGCAGTCGTTTCAAAAGATGCGAACGAATTATCAAACATTTTAGAAATAACAGGTAATGTTGCGGCAGTAACAGGATTAGATTTTAGAACTGCTTCAGAACAAATACAAAGATCATTATCAGCTGGTATTAGTGCGGCAGATTTATTTAGAGAAAGAGGTGTTAGAGATTTATTAGGTTTTAAAGCTGGTGCTACTGTTACAGCAGAAGAAACAGCAGAAGCATTTGAAAGAGTCTTTGGTCCGGGAGGTAGGTTCGGTAAAGCAACAGATGATTTAGCAAAAACATTTGATGGTGTTTTATCAATGATCGGCGATAAAATATTCTTATTTAAAAAAGCAACTATGGAAGCTGGTGCATTTGACTTCCTTAAATCTAATTTAATAGCAGTAGAAAATATTTTACAAAAAAACTTTGGCTCATTAGAAAAAGCAGCAGAATCATTTAGTGAGGCATTAGTAACTGCATTAAGAAAAATTATGCTTGGAACTGCAAGAGTCCTTGACATGATGCGACCTATATTTGATTTCTTTGTTGATTCGGTAAAAAATATATTTGGTTTTATAAATATGCTTCCTCCTGAAATGAGAGCTATGGGTATTATAGGTTTCTTAATGTTAGGAAGTAAAACAAAATTATTAGTGATAGCTATCGGATCATTATTTGATGATATTAAAAATGCAATAAATGTTGGTTTAGAAAAACTAGGATTAGATTTAATTGATTTTGGAGCAGTAACCGAAAGCACTGCGGCAATGATTGAAAAATTTTTCAATGCTGAAGATATAGATATTTCAAAATTACGAGGTGCTTTAGATACTGTAATCATAGGTACAGGACACATGGAACAATCCATGATCGACTATTTAAAACAAGTTGATGAATTAATGGAACAAGAAAAAAGAGCAGATGCAGAATTAGCCAAGTTTGCTCATTTGAGAAAATTAAGACAAATAGAAGCTCAAGATCAGTTAAAAAAAGAACGAGATGAAGTTGGTATGTTACAAAAAGCATACGAGGGTTTTAGAGAGGGATTTGAAGAAGCTATGAAAAATGCCTCTGATGTAACTAAAAACTTTGAGCAAGTAGGTAAAAACGCATTTAAGAATGTTACTGATGCTCTTACAAATTTTGTAATGACAGGAAAATTACAAATAGAAGATTTAGCTAGAGTAATTATCAAACAAATAGTAAATGCTTTAGTAGGTGCCGCAGTAAGTTCAGCAATGAAAAAAGCTACTGCCATGTTTAAAATGGACGCAATTAAAAAAGCATTAATTAGTGTTTATGAAGGTGCATTAAGAACTTTTGCATCAATTCCTTTTCCATTTAATATCGCCGCAGTTGGTGGAGCTTTAGCTTTTGGTATGGGAATGGTAAATAAAATTAGAGGATTTGAAAAAGGTGGTCGTCCAGCAGTTGGTCAGCCTGCGATAGTTGGGGAAGCTGGTCCTGAACTGTTTGTACCAGATCAAGCTGGAACTGTTATTCCTAATAATCAATTAAGTATGGGAGGAAAGCCTGTCACAGTAAACTTTAATATCAATACTGTTGACGCTAGAGGATTCAATGAATTATTAGTAAACAGTAGAGGTGTTTTAGTAAATATTATTAATTCAGCAGTAAATGAAAAAGGAAAAATGGCAGTAATTTAATATGAGTGGAGCATTACCAAATACAAATTTTACAGCATTAAATTTTAAAAATAATCAAAAAACTTTATTTAGTGAAACTGATAGTGGCAAAACATTTAGGAGGCAAGTTCAAGGACAAAGGTTTAGTTTTACAG